GCAACAGCGCGTCGATGGTTCGGTTCATCGGCTTGATGCGTGTCAATGTAGTCGGGCCGTCCGGTTTCCGGTTCCAGTCGCGGGTGCGTAAGGCGGATGGGTCCCCTGACGCCGCGTTGAACGCGCGCGTCGAGCGACGTTTTGCCAAGTGGTGCAAACGATGCTCGGCCGACGGCAAGTGGTCTTTGCGTGACCTGTCTGACCAAGCAATCGCGACGTGGTGTCGTGACGGCGAGATGATTTGGGAACTGGTGTTCGGCAACGAATACCCTGACCAGATGGCTATTAATCCCATCGAGTCTGACATGCTCGACGAGACGCTGAACACAATCAACCCCGCGACAAAGAACGAAATTCGCATGGGTGTGGAAATCAATCGGCTCGGGCGGCCCGTCGCGTATCATTTTCTGACCACACATCCCGGCGACTATCACTATGCCATGGCCACACCCGAGAAGCGTCATCGCCGCGTCACCGCCGACCGTGTGTTGCACGCCTATATTCCGCTGCGGCCCGGTCAGACGCGCGGCGAGCCGCCCGTGGCCAGCACGGCAAACAGCGTCAAGATGCTGGACGGCTACCGCGAGGCCGAAGTCATGGCTCGGCGCATTGCGGCGGCTGCTGGCGGGTTCTTCACTCGCGACACGCAGACGGCAGAGGGTATCGCCGAACTCGCCACAGGCACTGATGAGACCGGCGAGATGCTGGAAATGGACATCACGCCGGGGACGTTCAAGGAATTGCCCGCTGGTCTGAACTTTGCCAAGTTTGACCCAGGCGGCAGCGTGACCGATTACGCGCAGTTTGAGTCACAGGTGAAAAAAGACATCTCTATGGGTGCCATGATTTCGGCTTTCAGCCTTGGCATGGAAACCTCGGGCGTCAGTTACTCGACCGGGCGGTCAGTCTTGATCGAGGACCGTGATTATTACAAGGTGATGCAGCAATTTCTTATTGACCATCTGATGATCCCCGTCTTTGGTCGTTGGGTGCCAATGAGTATGTTGTCGGACGACACCGACGAAATACCGCCGACCCGCGCCAGTGTGGTTATCGAGAAGCATGTGTTCCGCCCGCGCGGATGGGATTGGGTTGACCCTGCGAAAGACGTCAAGGCCAACACCGAAGCGCTGCGGACCAAGCAAACGTCGCTGTCTCGCATTGCCGCGAAACTCGGCATGGACCGCGACGAACTTCTCGACGAGATTGTTGACGACGAGCGCGCCGCAGCGGATCGGGGTTTGACGCTGACTTATGATGGTGATACTACTGACCAAACTGTTGAGGACGAGGGCGATGACGACCAATCTGACGAAACGTGACGGTCGCGTTGGGCGCATGCGAGCCACTGAGCGTGGCACGTATGTTTTTCCTGTCACCAGTGAGGCACCGTATCGCCGTTATGACGGCATTGAAATCCTCGATCACAGCGAGGGTGCGGTTGATCTGACCTTCATGAACAGCGGCAGTGCGCCGCTGCTTGATAGCCACAACCGCTATGACGGGCTTGCGGCTCAACTCGGCGTAGTCGAGCGAGCATGGTTGGAAAACAAACGTGTCTATGTCGAGGTCCGGTTTTCTAACCGGGCCGCCGCGCAAGAAATCAAGCGCGACGTGGATGAGGGGATCATCTCGAACGTCTCTGGTGGTTACACCATTCACGAGGTTGTTCTGAATGAGGACACGGAGGAATACCGTGTAACCAAATGGACGCTAAAAGAAGCGTCTTTCGTGTCGATTCCGGCTGACGAGACCGTCGGTGGGTCGTTCTTTCAACAAACAGGAGGGTGTTATGCCCAAGGACAATCAGACGCCCTCTGATGAGGGCACGCGCGCTGCCGTTACGACCATGCCCGGTGGCATGACTGACGAACAGCGCGGCGAAGCACACGAGACCGCCATCAACGAAATCACGGCTCTCGCCGCAACGCACAACATTCAGGACGTTGCCCGCAGCTTCATCACCGGCGCATTGCAGCGTGGCGAAACGCCGTCGCTCGCGGTGTTCCGTGGTATCGCTCGCGCCAATCTGCCCGAGGATGTTCCGCTTCGGAATACCGACATCGGCCTGACCCAACAGGAACAGCGTCAGTTCTCGGTGATCCGTCTGGCCGCCGCGATGCGTGACGGTGCTTCTCAGGATCAGGTGCGGGCTGCCGCGTTCGAGATTGAGGCGTGTCAGGCTGCCGCCGAGCAGCAAACCAATCCGGGCCGTGGCATGTATTCGCTGCCCTCGGACCTGATGCGCTCGTGGAACGACTTTGAGTTCGACGGATACCGCTCGGCCGATTTGCGTGTTCGCGCGCCGATGGCCACGACCGGCAACCCGAACGTGCAGGATACGGACCATCTCGCGGCGCGGTTTATCGACAATCTGCGCAATCGTATGGTGCTCGGCCAGCTTGGTATCACCATGCTCCCCGGCCTCGACGGCAATGTGGAAATCCCCGGTGGTGACACGAACATCGCTGCCGCGTGGCTTGCCGCAGAGGACGCCGACGCCGCAGAGTCGGTCGCGTCGTTCCGCAAGGTCGAACTGGCAATCAAGGACGTTGCCGTTTACACCGACCTGACCCGTCGCATGTTGATCCAATCGACTATCGCGATTGAGCAGTATGTCCGCAACCAGATCGTCGAAGCCATGGCACAGGCCATTGACCTCGCAGGCTTCTACGGTTCGGGTGCTGCTGGTGTGCCCGAGGGCATTGCCAATACTGCTGGTATTGGTGCAGTCGAGTTCGCGGCAGACACACCCACGCGCAGTGAAATCATCGACATGCGGACCGCGATTGCCTCGACCAACCGTCTCGGTTCGCCTGTGTTCGTCGGCAACTCGGCCATGGCCGGTGATCTGATGAAACAGACCGTTGACGCCGGTTCGGGCCGCTTCCTGATGACCGGCGAAGGTCGTCTCGACATCGGCAACACATATGTCGAAACCAACCAGATCACCGACGGCGACATCTTTGCCGGTGTGTTCTCGGACATGTTCCTTGGCATGTGGGGCTCGCTGGAACTGGATCGTTCGACCGAGGCCAAGTTCCTCTCGGGCGGCCTGCGTCTGCGCGCAATCCAGTCGGTCGATACCGCGCTGGCCCGCGTCGGTTCGTTCGTGCTCGGCCAGAACCTGGTCCCGTAAGCCATAACTTGACATGGGCGGCCCTTTGCGGGCCGTCCGAAACATCATTCAATATTGGAGGCTGACATGGCCGAAGAAAAAGAACTGAAAAACCTCGAAGTGCTTGTGCCGTTCCGCATCAAGGGCAAAAGCGTCGCAAAAGGCGAGGTCATCGCAAAGACCGAGTTCAACAACAAGGGCGACTGGCAAAATCTTGTCCACATGACCCCGCCCCGCGCCAAGGAAACCGACGCCAAAGTCGGCAAGCCCGCTGCTGCCGATGAGAAGAAGGCAGGCGCAAAACTCCCCGGCGCAGAGTAAATGGTTGGGTCGTTCATACAGGACGACCTTGCGACAATATTCGCCTCGTCAGAGTTTGGCGAGGCGGATGGCACCGTGCTCTGGAATGGTGTCGAGGTCGAAGGCGCAATATTCGACAACGAGGGCGTCGAGTTTCAGATGGGTGAAGGCATGTCACAGATTGCCGAACAGCCCGTCCTCACAGCCCCATCCGCTCAATTCAATGACAGTCTTGCTGATGGTGATCTTTTCACTATCCGCGGCGCTTCATATCGCCTCAAGAATTGGCTCGATGACGGGACAGGTGTCGTCGAAATGATGTTCGAGAAGGTCACGTAATGGCGCACGTCCGCACACAGATTCGCGAGCAATTCAAGACCGTGATTGAGACGGCGCTTCCGTCCGCAGGGTATGATGTGTTCGCCTCGCGCCGCTATGCGCGCAACGACACGGGCAAAGCCACTGTGGACATGGCGATAAGCAACGATCAGACGCAGGCGCGCGAGGTCATGGGCGATGCTCGGATCCACATCGCGTCCCTTTACATCCGCGTGCAGCGCGGCGCGCAAGAAACGCTCCTTGATGACCTGCTGGACGCCGACGAAGTTGCGGTGGTCGAGGCGGTCGCGGCGCATGACTGGTCGGGGTTGCTCGAAGAGGATCCCGAACTGGTTCAGGTCAATTTCACCGAGAGCGACGAAACGGGCGTTGCGTTTGGTGGTATCATATTGCGATATGACATCGAATATCGTATCAACAAGGACGACCCTGAAACCATCATACCGTAGATAGGAGGCCGACATGGCGCGCTACAAGGGACATGAAGGGGCCATGACTGCCGCGACACAGGACGTTGGCGAGATTGAGTCTTTCGACATCACTATCGAATCCGCCACGCTCGATGCGAACGTGATGGGCTCGGACTGGACCGGAGTTGACGGCGGTCAAAAGACCGGCAACGGCACTGTGTCGTTTCTTTACGACCCGAGCGACGTCGGGCAAGAAGCGTTCATTGCAGGGGCAAAGGTCGCCTGCGTTTTCTACCCTGCTGGCAACACGACCGGCCTTGTGGAAATCAGCGGCTCGTTCCTCATCGTTGACGTGACGCGCACGACTGCCGTGGGCGATCTGGTCAAGAAAACCGCAACAATCCGCTCCGACGGCGCGGTTACAGAGACGGTGATTGTGTAATGGCAACTGATTGGGAAAAACTCATCGAGTCTGAGGCCAGTTCTTACGGTCTGGCCGAATGGACTGGCACGCTTGGTGGTCAGGAAGTCACGCTCTACTCCAAGCCGGTGACGAGTGCCGACATCACGCGGATTCAGAAGAAGGGATACCCCGACTTCCCAAATGTGATCACACCTTCGGCTATGGTCGAGATGATCTGCCTCAAGGCGACCGATGCTGCCGGTCAGAAGCCGCTGCGGAACGTCAAGATCGTCAAGCGGATGCAGGAACTCTTGCGCCCCGCCAAGATTAGTGAAATCGCGGGGGCGCTCTTTGAGGACGCGCTCGAAATCGACGAGACCGACGAGGAATTTGAAGCCCGCGTGGAAAAATAAAAGGCCAACCGCTGCGCATGATATGTTTTGCCCTTGCGCGGCGGTTCCACCTTGATCCTTGGGTGGTTGAGAACTGGCCGATCGAAAAGATCAAGGATCAATTGGCCTACGAGGAACTTGTGAGGCGCGAGGAACAGAATGGCACTCAGAGGCGCTAATTTCAGGTTTACGGCCACCAATGCCGCAGCGCCCGCCATGAAAAGCGTGCAGACCGGCTTGCGTAGCATCCAGCGCGAAACGGTTCGCACCCAAGCGGTCGGTCGGTCGTGGAACCGCGGCCTGAGTGAGAACCGTCGTGCCGTCCAGCAACTCGGCTTCCAGATGACCGACTTCGGTATGCAGATCGCAGGCGGCCAAAACGCCATGCTCGCTTTCGTGCAGCAGGGCGGTCAGATGTTGCAGGTGTTCGGCCCGATGGGTGCTGTCCTGGCCGCGCTGCTGACCGTGTTCGGCACGCTCGCCATTGTGCTCGGCAAGACCGGCAAGTCGCTGGCCGACATTTTCCCTCTCATGGGCGTGTTGCAAGAAGAGTTCCGTTCGCTCGGAACGGTCTTGTCATTCATCAAGGAACTATTCCTCGACTTCGCAAACGTGCTGGTCAACAACCTTGACACCATCATAATCACAATGGCGCTCGTCGTCGGCTGGTTCGCGACAAAGTGGGTCTCTGGTATGATTGCGGCCAGCGGCGCGGCGCAAGCGTTCACAGCGTCCATGTTGGCAAGCAATGCCATGCTGCGGGCAAATGTCGCCATATCCCAAGCCGTGATCGCCCACCAGTGGCTCGCGGCGCAGTCTCTCATGGTCTATCGTAACGCTATCGTGGCGACGGCGGCGGCTTCTTTGGTGTGGATACGCTCACTGTTCACAGTCGGGACGGCAATGACCGTCTTGCGAACGGCTTCGTTGCTTCCCCTGATGGAAATGCTGACGCGGCTCGCC